GCCATGTAATCTTGATCGTCACAACATTCAATAGAATATGTATCTTTATCTCTACATAAACACGCTCTTGTTCCTGATGTAGGAACTGTATATCTTATTCTGCTCATTTTATCTGGTCTAAACTTTTTAATTTACTTTCTGCCCAAGACTTTGCTGATTTACCTCCCCATAATAAATAAGAAATATATCCACACGCTTCTGTATCTCCACTCTCATAATATACTTCTGCTCTTGAAAGATAACTATACATTCTTTTTATTGTTTGTACTGATAGTTTTTCTTTTTTTGCTAGTTGTTGAGCTCTTACCTTGCCAACTTGTGTTGCACATTTATTATTTACTTTTTTATTTAACTCAATCCCTCTTTTCGCATTATTAGCTACAGAATCTGGATAATCATTATAAGTTTCTAATTCAATGTTCTTATCTTGTTTTATTATTGATTTAACTTCACTTAATAATTCTTTCGCTTCTTCTTCCTCAATTTTTTTAAGCACTTCATCTTTACAAATACACTTGACTAGTTTAGAATCACAATTACACTCTGAAAATTTATTTGGCTCGTTAGGTCTTTCTAATTTATCTGCAAAATAGCCTTCTATTGAAAACCCTTTTACTTTTCCTGTTTTAATATAGTTTTCCCATACGTCATCATTGTCTACTTTCATTGAAACCATCCAAGTACCTATTGGTACATCCATGTCATATAATCTTGTCTTGTCTTCTTCACCTTCTACTATCCAACTTTCAACTACTGTTAAACCGTTTAATGGTGATTCGTGTTCTAATGTAGATCTATGTTGTTTAGCTCTTTGTAGAAATAATTCACTTGCTTTTCTTACTGTATTTCTTGAAAAATATATATAATACTCTTTTTCCCCACTCTTTCTGTAGATTGGTTTATTAGGTATTAATGCTGGTCCTAGTAAAAGTCTTTTTTCTTTATCTAGTTCAGCTAATTTAAATTCTTGATTTTTTAGGTAGACAAAGTCCTCTTGAATTGCTGGGTTTTCTACTATACTTATTGCGTCAATTCCTGAAACATTGTCCTCTTCGTCTATAAATAATTCTATGATGTCCATATTATAACAATATTAATTTTATTATTTTGTTTTAGTTTCCTAATGTTGCTTGATTAGTAGTCTTTCTATCTAGTGCTTGTTGAGTACTTACATCTGTACTTACTACAAAAGCTCTTATTGGTTTTTGTTGTGCTCCTGCTATTGTTTGTGCAAGTTGGCTTGTTTCTGTTGCTCCTACTACATTAAATGCTGGCGGAGTTGATATTGCTGGAGTAGGCACTGAACTCCCTGAAGCTCCACTAGCAAAGCTAGGCGGTGCGGGATCTTTCGTAGATGTTATGTTTCTAATGTTAGCAAACCCTGCTGCTATTACCGAAGCTGCTCCAATAAATCCAAATACACCACCTTGTCCTAATGCTTTGTTTGCTCCTGCATATGTATCTATAATAGCTTGTGTAATAGCTATAGCTTTTCCAAATTTACTATTTTCTCCTATAACACTAGCTAATGCTCCTAGTGCTCCAGTAACTGCTGATACTTTAGCGTCTGCTATATCTTTATCTAATTTCTTTTGTGTTACAGCACTTTCTGCATTAAAATTATTTAATTCATTAGTTGCGTCTATAAAGGCTTGTGTCCCTTCTTTATAACTTGCTTTTTTATCTTCTAATACTTGTCTAGTTAAAAGCTGTTCTTGTAGTGCTATTTCTTTTTGCTTTTCTAATCTTAAAACTTCATTGTCTATCAATTCAGCTTGACCTTGTGCTAAAATGTTTTGTACTTCTAATTCCCCCTGTGCAATTGTTTGTTGTAGTTCTAGCCTTTCTCTGTCTAGAGCTAAATCATTTGCTTTTTGTTCAGATCTAAAACCTTCTATTTGTGCTAGTATTGCTTCTTTTTCTCCTTGAGCTTCTAATAATGCTACTTGATTTTCTATAGTATCATTTATATCTACCTGTGCTTGGGCTGCTGCTATCGCTATTGCATTGTTAGCTAACATTAATCTTGCTTGTTCTTCAAGAACCTCACCTAACTCATTATTAGCTATTATTCTTTCATCTATAGTATTTCTTTCTTCATCTCTTACCTGTCTTAACTGTTCTGCTTCTCTATCTTTCTGTTCTTTTATTATGTTGTTTTGTGCAATACTTAATTGTCTTTTATTGTTTAATTTAGTAACTTCTTCTGCTTGGTCAATTATTGATTTTGTGTAGTTTGTTGTTGCTTCTATAACATCTTTAGTAGTCTCTACAACTTTATCAACTGTATTGTCGACCCCTGTTAATACATCAACATATTCTTTTCCTGCTTCTTTAACAGAATCAAAAGCTCCTTTAAAATCTCCTTGAAACACTTTAACTATTGCTTCACTTAAATATCCTAAAACTTCTAAAGCTGAATTAAATCTTTCAATAAGATTATCTTTTATTGCTTGCCCTAAAGCTTTTAAATTTTCTACTGGATTTTCAAATATATCTTTAAAGAAACTAACTACTGTTCCTATATTTGCTTCTATAAATTTAAACAAATCATTAAACACTATTTTTAATCCAGTAGTAGCTGTAGCAAATGTGTCTACAACTTTCTGGTTAGACATAAATGTATCTTTAAGAATATCTAATATAGCATTAAATGCTTTTATAGCTAGATTAGCTTTAAATATATTGTTTAAACTAAACATTGATTTACCCGCAGCTTTAGCTCCTTCTTGTATTCCTTTAAGACCTACACCTACTGTTTGTAGGTTTTTTTCAGCATCTTTAGCTTTTACGTTAATTTCAATATCTATTTCTTTAGCCATTATTTGTTCTTTTTAAATTGCGCGTATGCTTCCTTTATTGTTTCTGGCATTTTATTTTTCCCTAGTGCTATATCTATATACTTGCCAGATATATTCTCTTGCTTTGCTAATCTTAATAATTCTAGTACGTTTCCTAACATGTCGCTTCTAATACTTGCTTATAATAATAATAACTACAGTGGGTTTTTGTTATATTGAGATCAGATGGTGGATTTTCATTTTGCCAATTAGATTTCTTAAAAAAATCTTTGTGTTTGTCTGTTACTCCCGCATTATGTAATATTCTTTTACCCTCTAGCATGTTTAATGGATCTGTTGCCCATGCAAACGCTAAATCCTTACTTATTTCTGTTTTATATCCTTTTTTAAAGAATTGCCATAAAGTAGCCCACATTTCAGCTGTCCATGCTTGAATAGGATATGTCCCTTTATACTTTTCTTTGTGTTCTTGATTGTATCTACGCATTTCTCTATAAAGCGAGTTAGAAGTAACGTATACTTCTTTCCAAAATTTACTGTCTGTTCCTTGAAATACAAATTGACATCCTCCTGATTCGTGTCTTCTTTCTTTAATAATGTTTTTATCTACTTTTGCTGCTTTACACATAATATCTAAAATCTCTTCTCCTTTTGATATTATATAATCATAACCTATATAACTTTTAGTGTCTGACATAAAAACTGTATCAGATGCAAAATCTGGTAATGGTTTGGTTAATATTGTATCAGCATCTGCATAATAGTATTGCTCACTTTGTGTACACTTACAGCTTCCAAAATATTTAGACATTAAATACGGTTTTATAGCAGGTGGATATGCTTCTCTTTTATAAGGGTATCTATGAAAGTTTACTGTTGGATATTTCTTTCTTAAACCGTCACAATTATATTCACCTGTGTTTCCCCATAAAATTATAATATCATTAGGATCTACTCCCTGTTTTATATATGAATGTATCATGGTGTCTACTTGCCATTCATAGTATTTTAGTTCTGGTTGTGCTGCTATGTATTTCATATTATGGACATGCTGGACAAGTTGTTGGTCCTGTTAATGTGTTTGCTGTTGAGTTCCAGAAATAATAGTCTCCAAAATCTTCAGAAAAGTATTGATCTGACGCCAATGTTGCACTACAGGTATCATCTTGATAAATAGCAGTTGCTGTTGTAATACTATTGCTATCCATGTATACTGTTCTAGCAGTTGCAACATTACAACATACATCTGTTGCACTTACTGCTGATTTGTATAATGTTTGAGATCCACAAGTAATTGTTGTTGTCGTAGTTGTTGTGGTTGTAGTTATACAAGAACCTGTGATTTCACCGTAAACTGTAGGATCAGTTACTAAAGCTGTTCCTGCTATGTCATAACACGTTGCACCATCTGTTGATATAGTTAAATCTGTATTTCCTACTTGATAACCAGAATCTAATTGTACATATGTTGCGAATCCATCACTTTGTCTTTCTACTACAAATACATTGTCTGGTGCTTGTGTCGTTGTGGTTGTTGTAGTTGTCGTGGTAATACCTGTACAAGAAATACAATCATTATAATGTGTAAACGCACTATCACCAATCCAATCTGTAGATGATGTAGATGTAAACTGTGGATCAGACCAACACTCTCCGTTTTCATCTTCTATCACAAATGGGAATCCAGATGTTGAATTGTTACCAAACACTTTTGTTGCATCAAGTCCGCCAGTAGCACAATCACCATATTGTCTAAATACTGTTAAAGTTGGAACTGTAGTTGTGGTAGTTGTTGTTGGTCTTACTGGACATCCACCATAATTTTCCCATACCTGTGCAGTGTTAGGTTCGTAATATCTGTAATTTACTAAATCTGTATAGAATCCTTCTGGTGCTTTATTNGGTGTTCCAATATTAGCAGCACTCGTATACATGTCGTCATTACTTGTTGCTGTTGTTAAAGTTTTATTATTGTCAAAATAGTAGTAACCAAATACTCCTTGTGAATCATCACAAAACTGTGTTAACACATTCCATCCTATTCCTAAATAATATAATCCATTTGCATCAATACAATTTATACATACACTAAAACTAGAACCATTCCAGTATCTTCTGTCTGTGTTGTCGTTATCTAAAGAATAATATCCAGTTGGTGCTGCTACTGTACAGTCTGCATAAGTATAAAGGTCTGTTATACTACACCAATTAGAATTTGTTTGAGAAAGACCTGATCCATTTACATAGTAAAAGTTTTTAGATTGTTCATTCTCACACACGTCACTTGATGTTGAATATCTTAAATAAAATACTGATTTAGTTGCTAAACAAGGATCTGTTGTTGTTCCTCCTCCTGTACAAGTATCACATCCTGTTCCTTCTCCATCTCCTACTGTAATTCCGTTATTAGTTGCCCAGTCAGTTTCAAATGCTGTTGAAGATGTATAGTAACATAAATTATTTATATTTATATATGTTCCTGTTGTACTGTTTCCTACTGTAAATGTGTCTCTTGATCTTACATATATTGTTTCTCCTGCTACTGATTGCCCAGCACATCCTGTTACTACATAATAATTATATACTATTAGTTGTATTGTTGCAGAACCAAATACAGTTGTTACTGTTTGACTTGTTGTAAAAGTTCCGCCTGCATTATTAACTGTTGGAGCACTTCCTACATATTCAAACCCTGAATTAAGTTCTATACCTGAACTAAACACAAATACTGTTCCTGCATTTTGTGATTTTACTAAACCTACTTGGTCTCCTGTTATTGTAAATGAATTAGCTGGTGCTGTTATAGCACTTGTGTCTATAGCTAATGTTATGTCAATTAATGTTTGTGTTGTCCAGACTACTACGTGTGTGTCTGTTGCAGTGATTGTCCCATCTGTTGCTGAACAAGTATACGTATATGTACCTGCTACTGTTTCTGTAAATGTTATACTTTGAGTAGAACCACTAGCTGAACCACCAGACCAAGAATAACTTGTTGGTGTAAATCCTGAAGGTGTAGCAAATAGATTTAAATTGTTATTGACTGTTTTAGCAGTAGGTCCACTAATAGTTAAGAATTGTGATGTTGCTTGAACTGTACCAGTTAGAGTTGTATTTACTGTTAAATTAGATGTACCCACTGTTCCTGTTGCGTTTGACACAGCTGGTCCTGATGTAAATTGATAACCACTATTAACACTTACGTTTGTATTAAATGAATATGTTTCTCCTTCTTGTAAAGCTTGAGTAGTCCCTGTCTGATCTCCTGTAACATTGTACGCTGCAGATGTAGGAGATGAAATACTATCTATTACATTTAATGTTATTACATATGTTTTAGGTGTCCAGAGAACTATATGTGTATCTGTAAACTCTAAACTGTCATCACTATCTGTAGCAACACAAGTATACGTTACATTTCCTGTTGTTGCGTTTGTTATTGTTATAGAAGATGTTGTTAATCCTGCTGCATTCCCTCCAGACCATAAATATGTTGCTGTGCCAATAAAGTTATTAGCTGTAGCTGTTAAGGTAATGTCTTCTGTTTGTTGTTGGCTAGTCTGTCCTGATATAACTAAACTTCTACCTACGTCGCAAGTTTTATCAGCTGTAGGTGTTAAACTATCTACAGTACAAAATGTAGAATCAGCTGTACACTCTGTACATTCCTCTGATGGATCTATAGTTGTGGTAGTAGTAATTGGTGTTGATCCCCCTACAGATACTGTTAAACCATTAATTAATTCTAATTTACTTCTACCTGTTTTAAAGTCTGTATCTATTTCATTTATAGTATAGTTCTTGTCGCTTATTGCTATTGTGTCTGCAAGAATAAACTCTTGTAACATCTTTAAAGGAAGATAAGCATACACGGTAGTTAGCCTTCTGTTTTCTTGAAAAACTTGAGATATGTAGTTTTGATAATATTGTGCAAATAATGTTTTATCAAATGCATTTGTATTTGTGTACTCGTTTATTTCATTTCTAAAATTATTTGATATATCACTTACAGCACTGTCTATATCTACACTGTTAGATGGAATAAAGTAGCTTGTTATGTCGTCATATGTACCTGCATTTTCTGTTTCTAAAAACCTTATTGATGTTGCTGATGTTTGATTATAAGCATAAAACAATAATGGATTACCAAAGTAAGCTTCGTTATTATCATCTACAAACCATCCAACTTGTGCTTCTATAGGTGTACTTCCATTATATAACCTTTCATACTTCATATGCTCAAAAGGAGCTATTACTGAATATATCTCTGGGTTTGCATCATAGTAATCATCACCTGAATAACTCTCTGTTCCCCAAGAAGTGTTGTTTATTTGCTCATGTTGCTTTGCTAATTTTGTATCTAATCCTTCATATCTAAAAGCCACTTCTTTATAAGGCAAAGCTACATCAACTGTACTTTTGGTACTATCTACATTACTTGTAATATCCCAGACTGTAGTAGAATCAGAATAATATTCATTTAATGTTTTAATTATTATTGTTCCATTTTCTGCATAAGCTGTTAAATTAAATAATTGAAACAGTCCAGTTAAAAAGTCTATTACTTTCATTTCTGGCATTTGCTCACTTATAATAAATGTTCTAGTGTTGTTAAAAGCAAATGTGCTTGTTAAAGGATATTGTGCTGCACTATCTGGATAATAAGTAGGGTCTAAATCCCATTGTGTATTTGTTGTAAGTGTAAATGATGTTTCAGCAGAATTTATAAATACAGTATATGTTCCGTTTGTTAAATAACCATTTAATGTTATTGATGTTCCGCTTATTTCTCTTTGATCAAATGAGCCTCCATCTTTTTTTATTATAACTGTACCATCTATACTCGTTGTTGATTCTATTGTTAAAGAGTATTGTATAGAGCCTGATGTTACATTCTGTACTACTAATCTATCTGCATAACTTGTTACTTCAGGTATTTCTTGATTATAATCTATTGTAAATCCTGTTACTTGTTTTGTTACTGCTGCTTCTTCAAACGCTTTACCTTTCTTTCTTTGTAACCATAAATACAAACCATAATAAGCACTGTTAGTTGTGTTAAAGAAGTCACTACTAAAAGTTAATCCATATTTATCTTCTATTGCTTTTATTATTGCATCTGCTCTTATCGCATATTTTAACTCTTCATAATAAACTCCTTGATGATTAGTTCCTGATGGATATAAGTTACCACCTAATGCGTCTGGATATACCGCAGTAGTAGAAGCTTCATAATAAAGTCTTGTAGTGTGTGATATTAATGGTGCTATTATTCCTTGAGGATAACTAATAGTTGATGCATCTGCTCTTGTGTATGTTTTATTAAGACCACTTTCTAATGCTGTTTTTACTTCAGCTGGTGTATAAGTAGAATCAAAAGCTGTTAAATCTAAAGCACTTAAATCATCATCCCCTAATAAATCATTTAAGTCTATTGTGTTTCCAAAGAATGTTATTCTATATGTATTAGGCGAGCCATCTTCTAAATCAACACCATCTAGTTTTATCTTTCCTGATTTAAACGGTCTTGAATTAAGCTCAATTGTAGAGTTCTTTTTTAATCTTGCATCAAATCCTCCAGAAATAGAATAGTTGTAATAATGTTGAAATATTTTATTATTCTTTTTAGAAGCAGGAACATTAAAGGTTCTAGTAAACTCTACAAAAACTTTAGATATGTCTTTAACGTTTTGAATAGACTGTATAATATTCACAGACTCATCACTAAATAAATCAACTCTATTTCCTTCTATATATAATTGTAGTGTTACTTTCATTATCTAACGTTGTCAATATGATCATGTGCGTGAGTTACTTCTATTGTGTAATTTATTAATTTGTCGTTTGCTTTTGTTTTAAGAGTTAATGAATTAGTTACTATGTCTATAGGATGAATTTCAGATCCCATGTGCATCCATACTTGTTCTGACAACATTAATTGTTTCATTGATTCATTCATACCTTCATCTATATACCCTGTGTTTAAAGTCATTGTTTCTCTTGCTTGTTTATTTAGAGTCTTATATTGATGTGATGTTTTTGAGTATGTACCAGTTGAACTAATGTTGCTGTTTCTATATTGTTGTGATGTCGTGTTTATAGACTCTACACTTTTCTTGTCGAAATAAATATCTTGTAATGCTCCATACTTATTTACAAATGTAACTTGCATTGGCATGTACCTAGAACAATCTGTTCTTTGTATTGTAATTGTTACAGGTGGTGATCCTACTGCTAGAGAAGTTGTTGAGCCTGTAAATGAATTATATATTATTGAACCTGATGATAATACTGGAATAAATCCACCTTCACCTTCAGGTACATATATTGTTGTATTGTCTTGCATTAAACAAGATCCTGTACCACAAAAGTCTTTATCTGAAGAAGTGTTATAGTAATCCCAATAACCATCAAAACCATTATGCGTAAATGTTACTGGTGTTCCTGTAGTACCTCCTGTTGCGTTTGGTGATTGATACCATGTAATCTCTCCTGCTATTGTAACCTTTTGATTTTGATAAGATCCTGCATAAGTAATATCTAAATAGTCTCTTGCAAGTTGAGCTATTTCAAATGTAACTGATGCCGTTGGTGTGTCTTTAATAATTGTATATCTTAATGTTCCATCAATCTCTAATTCTAGTTTTGCTGATTGTGCACCAATCTGTGTTTGATATACGTAAAAAGGACTTCTTAATAATATATTTGCCATGTTCTATTGTTTTATTGTAAAATCTAAAAATTCATTTACGTCTAATCCGTATGCTTCTAATATTTCTTCTGGTAATCTTTTAAATCCTTTCTCAAAAGGTTTAGTAAAGAATAAGCTTGCTTTGATTCCTTTGTTCCATATTGATCTGGATATTATATAAGCTGTAGACTCATAACTTAAAAACTTTCCTTTAGCATCTCTGAATTGAAATCTTCTTGCTTTTACCCATTGCTTTATACCTCCAGACAATCCACCTTTCTTTCCTGTGCCTGTTCCAAATTTAAATGGACTATTAGTGCTTTCTGGATATGTGCTTGTTGCTCCTTTAACCCCTTCGTCTTGGAACTTACCATAATCTTCCATCTCAAACTTTAAGCTAAATAAATTAGGCATAACATCTACTATACCTTTTAGAGAATTGTAAAGTTGTTTAGATACATTCTTATTCTTTCTAGTTAAGTTAGCTCTAGACTGACTAATTACATAATCTTTAAAAGCTTCTAATGCTTTTCTTGTGTTTTCTCCTTCTAACATATAGTCATGTCGTTTTGTATTTGTACATCAAATGTTGCTACCCATCCTGCTAGTTTGTTTTCAAATCTATCTATGAAAGGCTCACAAGCTACATCTGCATCTACTTGGTATTTTTCTGTATATAAATCTCCTCTTTGTAGTAATGCCATTAATCTGTCTAATACTCCTAGCTGTGTGTTTAACACATCTTGCTCGTTGTCATTGCCTCTAAATAAGTCTGTTGTTTCTTCTTTGCTTACATCTACTATATCCATACACATAACAGAAATATTAAACGTAAGTACTTTTGGATTTATAGTACATTGATTAACCATTACGTGAGATAAAGGAAATATAGTTTGTTTGTTCAGATCTACATTGTCAAAGCTACCATATGATACATTATTAACGAATGGTTCTGCTTCTAGTGTTTCTTTAATCTTTGTTGTTAAATCGTAAAATCCTGTCATCTGGTTTTTTGTTTAATTAAATTTCTTTCTGTTTGTAATTTGTCTTGCTCATATGCTAAAAATAATAAAGATGAATGTACATTTAATTCACTGACAGATTCAAGTTTGGTTGCATCTCCTCCAGCCAATCTATATAGCGAATTAAGCCATCCCCACTTCCTAGCAAATCCTCCCTCTGTTGAATAGTCATCCCCTTGATCGCTTCTTGATTCAAAGATTTCAGGGTAGTTTTCAGTAATTCGTTCTTTAAATTGTAAAAAAAAAGTATAGAACCCATAACTATATCAAGTGGCATCTGTTTATATTTTTCTGATTCTTCAGAACCTTTATAGTCTTCTATTAGGTATTTATCTTTTAGTGTGTCTTTTATTGGTCTGTATAATACTGCCATAGCTTTGTGCATGTTGCTCCAGTCCCCTAGCGTAGTATCTAGGTCAATATACTCTCCTAAAGTGATTTTATCTAAATCAGGAACAAAACCATAAGCTATTCCATCCATTGTAAAAGTAGGGACAAGTTTAGCGTCTTTGTTAAATAAGTCATTAATAATTCTTACTACATTCATTACACTATTAAATTCTACCTTAATAACATTCTGAAGGTTAAGATTACAAAATATTTCTACTGTCTTATGTAACAAGAAATTAGAGTTCTGATTAGCTTCTGTGTTTATCTTTTCGTACTTCTGGTATTGCTCTAGACTTATCTCTCTTAAAGATTCTGGTACTTGTATCTTTACTTTCATATTATAACAATAGTTATTTCAGTTTTTTGTATAAAAAAAGGGAACCATCTCTGATTCCCCAAAACTAATTAACATTGAAAAAAGTTTTTATTACAGCCTATTTAAAAAATCATCTACCAGATCTTGAGCCGTATAAGTTCTATCATATAATATATCTAATAGCTTTTCAGCGTCTTGTGTTAAATCCATGAGTTCAAATGTCTCATGGTGAAGATAAGATGTTGCACCGTAATTAAAGAATATGTCAGATGTTTCCGGGTCTACTTTAGATAGAAACATCTTTTTCGAAGTTATTGTTTTTGTTTTCATACATCTAATATACAAACATTTTTTTAACAATCAATGATTTATTTAAAAAAGTTTTTCTTAACTACTATTATCTCTTTTTATTTGCTGCTGTCTTTGTATTGCATTAAGAGCTCTATCATATGCCCACTCATAAACTTCTGCTATTTTATTTTCTAACTCTTGTGTTCCTTGTATGAATATCTGTGATCCTTTTTTAATTTGCCCTTTGTAATCTAATACAATTATTACTGTAGGTTTCTTACCTAGTTTTGTTGGCTCACGATAAACTCTTATATCGTTATTAATACACCATTTGAATATCTTCATCTCCTTCTCGTACTGGCCTCTCGTTTTTAGCTCTAACAATTTCGTTTTCGATTTCATCTATTACCTTTAAAAGTTTTTTAGTTATTCTTATTGAAGATCCTTGTGTAAGTCCTCCATGATAAAACAATTCTCGGTTAATAATTAACAGTTTATTTTTAGCTTCCTCTAATGACATAAAATAAAAATTGCGTTAGCATTATCATCCAGAATAAAAATTGAGGTAATCCCCAACATACATATTTTATAAATCTTTTTTGCCATTCAATATCTACTGGCATATTGATTTCTTTTTGTGTTGCTTTATATATTGTTTTTACCATTTTGATTTATTTAATATTTCCCTTGCTTTTAAACATCCTTCATCTGATTTTTCTAATATATAATTTTTAAGTATATCATATTCCAATCTTATTGTTTTAATATTAGAATGTATTTGGTTTAAATCTTTTAATGTTTTTGATAATCTAGAGTTCATGTTTATATTAGCTTTCACTAATAGATTAACTTTTTCTTTTAATATACTCATTATGGTAGGTAATAAGTTAGTGTTCCTATTATTCCAAGTATAACAAATATTACTGAATAAGTAATAAAAGCCCATTTAATTAATTCTCTTGTTTTCATATGTTAATTTTAAAAAGGTGTTAACTTTTTCTGATTAAATTTCTACTGACTCCTCACTACCAATCATAATCGGCTTCGTATATTGGACTCTGCGTTTTTAACTTACTAGGGTTAACACCTATATTGTTTTCAATTATACTGCAATATATAAACATTTTATTAACAAAAAAAGTTTTATTGTAATTTATATTGATTATAAATAACTACCAAATGTGATATTCCCCTTTATTAGGGTCTTGTAGTTGTGAGGTTAAAGCATATCTAGCTGCATCAATTGAATGGTCTCCAGACATAGGATTAGGCTTTTGTAGCGTGTTGCCTTGTTTGTCTTTCATCCAGACATAACCCTGAAGCTCTTTAATTAAGTTATTTGATCTTTGTGTAACAAATATACTGTTTTGGTTTATTAGGTTTATACCATAAACTATACTATCTCTTCCTTTTGTAACTGGAAAGACTTGATGACCATATGTATTTAACTCTGCTATTGATTTAGGTTCAGCTGAATCAGCCCATAAGCTTCCTAGTATCTGATTGTTCTTTAGGTATTGACTTATATGTGAATTTAACATTCCTTTTCTATAGAGTACTTCATCAAATATATATGCATCATCTAGTTTGTATAGTGCTACTAATGCTGCTTCGTCTACCGAATAACCAAAGTCTAATCCATGACATAATAACCTAGCATGTGGTGGTATTACATCTATTTGTTTCCAATCAGGAATACAAGCACCTTCAAGTGTTCCTATCTCACCCAGTCCATACACTCTCCACCAGTTAGCCCAATAAGAGCTTTTAGATGCCTTTAGACGAGCTTTCTCTATCTCCTTGATAATACTATAAGGAAGTTCATTATTGTCCTTATAAGTTAATGTAATGAAGTTTGTGTCTTCTGTATTGATTAATTCTTTATCTACCCAGAACAAATTAGTAGGGTTATAGTCTAACCATATCTCCCCAGATGTTCTTATTGATAATTGTTGGTAAGCTTCAAAGCTAACATTATTACACTCATTAATAAATAGATCTGTTCTTCTAGAACCTCTTAACTTATCTGGTTGGTCTGTAGAAAAGAACTCTATGTAACTTCCATTACTAAATGTATACTTTAAATTTGTTTTATTGTATTTGTCTTCGTAGTATCTGTTTAATCCTTTTAAGATATTAAGAAAGTCTTTTAATGCTCCTCTTCTTAAATGAGGTACTGATTCTGATACTACACTTATCTCGCTTCCTGCATTTCTTATTGCTTGATCTATTAAGATAGATAGTATACAAATAGTTTTACCAGCAGAAGTTCCTCCTCTTACTATCTTAACTCTTTTGTTTAGTTTAAGGAGTTTATCAAACGCTGTTGTTTTTTTAACTCTCATTAATCAATGAAGAGAGGTGTGTCTTCGTTTATGTGTATATCTTTTGTTTCTCTTGGTTTACCTGCATAGTAATTATAAAACAACTGAACGTATTTAAAGTCTCCAGACTCTACACCTTTCCTTAAAGCTTGGTATGCAGCATCTTCTAATGGAGTTAGTTTCTCTATTAGATTTAACTCCTCTGCTTTAGGTTTTCTACCCGCTCCTTGTCTTTTTCCTCCGTGTGCCATAACTTGATATAACTTGATTAATCAATAATACAATAAAAAATGTTATCATTTGTTAATTTGATTTACGCGGTCCTGTAATGTCTCGTATTGTTTTTTTAGATCTATATAGTTATCTAACAGTCTTTCTAGATTGTATTCTAACTTCTTATCTGTTTTTTCATACCCAAGATAATTACTAAACTTTTCTTTTACTTTAGTATATACGTTTAATAATCCCTCATCTTGCTTTGTCCACCAATCAAACGAGTTACACGCATGCAAGACTGTTGCGTGATTCTTATTTACCGACTTACCTATTTTAGCATAAGTCATATTAGTGTATTTACGTAGTAGTTTATAATACATAGCTCTTGCCTCTGTAAAATCTCTTTCTCTACAATGTAAGGTTTTTTTATTATCTAGATCAATACTAGTCTCTGTTCTTATTATATTTTTTAATTCTGATGTAATCATATTTATAGTATTTATTTTCGTTTATTGCTTTTAATATTCCTGCACATGCTTCATAATTCTCTAGAGCTTCATAAAGCTTTATAGCGTTTTCTAGTTCATCTTCATTTGAACCCGCGGCTAAATCCATTAAGGCCATTAGATAATACTTTTCAATTTCTTCATTCATTACGCAAGCGTATCACGTATAACATATTCGTTTAACTCTTCTTCTTTGTTTATAAAGTATCTTTCAAATATTCTAATGCCATATTCTAGTTTTTGTTTTCCTGATTCATAAAATGATTCTTCACAATCGTATATACCTAAATCTCCTGATCCTTTATCTATCACAAAGAAATAAAAATTTTTGTAATCTACTTTAAATAAATTACAATAAATGTAAAGCTGCACGTCATAGGAATATTTTTTTGCTGAATATTTAAATGCTTTAAGGTCTGAGGTTGTTTTTAAATCAGCCACAAAATCCTCACCTAGTATATCTGCTTTGGCTCTAAAAGGATATCCATGTAATATGTCAAACGCTGGTTTTTCAAATTCTGACTTTCTTGTTAAGTCTTGCCAAAGATCATTTTGTTTTAAAGAGTCTACTACATACATAGCTTTATCATATTCTTTTCTAGTATACACAAAGTCTCCACTTCCTATTTCTCTAACTTTATCTTTAAATTTTTTAGTTACAGCTGATTGTACCTCTACTATATGACAAAGTGAATCTAATTTTTCTGGTTCTAATGCTGCTAAATGTATAAGCCTACCTGTTTTAAAAGCTGGACTATCTGTTTTATAGTTTAAACTTCTAGCGTAACTTTTAGGTGAATCAATTAGGCTTTTTATTGAACTTGAGCTTAAAGCATATTTGCCTAGTTCCCCGTAATAAAAGCTATCGTCGTACATCTTATTTAATAACTCTTCTTTATTCCATATAGATCCATTTAATAGTTTTATTTTTTCAAACCTTTCCTTTTTTGCGTGTATACTTTTCATTTCTGGTATAGATATAAAACATGTATTATCTGAATTAAAACTTGGATTAACATTAGTTAGCAAAGCTTGTATCTCATGTGGTTTAGTAAACTCGTAACTTTTATCTTCTAAATTTATCTTTACACCTTTCTCTGCCCAATTTCTAAAGTTTATTTTAGGCGTCATAAAAGTGATATGTTTCCAATTTGGTTTTTTAGTTACTGTCTTCATTTTTTACAAATGTATTATTTATTATTTTTCCTTTTCTATTTTTTATTTCATTATATGCAGACTCTACACATTCTGGTATAGTTAAATCATAAAAATAACTTAAATTAGTTAATACTACTATCATGTCCCCTACCGCATCTTTAACTTCTTCTTTATTGTTTTTTAATATTGCCTCAGCTAATTCTCCTTGTTCTTCAACTAATTTTATTAATTGTGTTTTTGGATCTCCACTGTCTAATATTCCACGGACTTTTGCCCACTTAAGTATTTTATTATAAATCATAGTACAACTTCTGGTTTTAAATGTTCTGCGTAACAGTAATTCATTAAGCTAAATTCAGCTGCGTTAAAATTTGTAAAGGTTGAAACGCTATGTAATATAGGCAAAGCAAATTGATTATTATTTAAATATTGTTTTATTAAAGGTTTATGTTCTGTATATATATGTGCACTGGCTGCATTAATAATTACTTTTCCTGCTTTCATTTTTAATTCATGTGCAATTGAGCTGCATATAATAGAATACATTCCCATATCGTAAGGAAGCCCCACAAACATATCAAGACTTCTCATGGTCACTATTATATTAACTCTGTTAGTTATTAATACTTGAAACGAATAATGGCATGGGGGTAACGCCATAAGTTTAATTTCATTTGGGTTCCAATATGTAACCACATGTCTTCTACTGTATAAATTTTTTTTAATATTTAGCACAAGATTTTTTATTTGGTTTTTGCCATGAAAATCTATTAATTGCTTTCCATATACCGGACCTAACTCTCCATTTTCATCTGCCCATTTATTCCAAATATTTACTTTTTTATTATTTAACCAATTAACATTCGTCCTACCCTCAAGCATCCATTGAGTTTCTATTGCCATTGTTTTAGCAAAAACTCTTCGACTAGTAATAATTGGAAAGCCTTCTTCAAGATTTGCTGAAATCTGCTTGCCTAATATTTGTGATGTAGTTCCATTGCGCCCTGTTATATTTTCTCCGTGGTAAGTTACATCATGTAAATGTCTTTTATATGCTGTCTCAAAGTTTTCCATCTTCCTCCAGTGTGTTTAGTGAAGCAATATAAGCTACCGCGTCTAATAAATTATCTTCTTTGTGGCTGTATGCCTCCCTCGCAAATTTCATTGCAACCATTATTACGTGTACATCTCTACTCGTAATTTCTTTTAAAGTTATTAAAGAGGCTATGTCTGCACATCTCTGCATACACTCTTGCATTGGGCCATACATCCTCTGCTTTTCTTCTCCTCTTTCGTTTATTATCTCGTCTGCTTTTTTTAAAATATTCATGTTGTAATTGTTTATATAAAGTTAATAATTATAATCCTAACTCTTTACCTTTTTTATGTTTTTTTACAAATTTATTTACTTCTTCAAGTTCTGTCTCAACTCTTCTTGCTCTCGTAAGAGCTCTTATCTTATCAGATCTATAAGACTGTATAGTTGTTTCATATGTTCTTCTTTCATATTCAAGATGCGCAACATATATTCCTATTTCCGCTAAACAATCTTTACATAATTTTATGTCTTCGTTGTTTGATTGCTTACCCCACTTGATTAATTTATTACCAAGCGTCTCGTAGTTTGTAACGTATTCTAGTTCTTTGATTAATTCCATTTTATTTGTACTCATTATAAATTGCTTCTAGTTTATTATACACTTGACCAACAAAGCAAGGACTACAATTAGTAAGTTGTTTTTTATCTTTAAAAACCCTATTGTATATCTCTAACATTCTTGGAGCGTATTTTGTTATATCGTTCTTTTTTTCAATAAATATATCTTCAAGATACAAAAATTCTTCTTCTGTAAATAACTCTGGCATCTTATAAGGAAACAGTTCATTTAGTTTCTTTTTTCTTTTATCACATCCACAGTCTGCATCTAGTGCTTCTGCTACAGTGTCTACTACTTTTTTTATTCCTGTTGCTTTTGTTATTTTTTCGATTGTATCACCAAAGCCTTTAACAGCTACTTTTTGTTGATATTCAAAATTTGCTTTAAATGTATTATAATCTCTCATAATCTTCGTTTTTGTAATCTTCGTAATCTTCTTTTAATTTATCTTTTAATATGTTTTTTGCATTTTTTAAAGTATTAAATATACTTACCCAACTTATTTTTGTTTCAGCGGCAATCTTTCTTATACTCATATTTGTGTCTCTGTATAAAACAAAAAGCTTTTTATCATACCAATGCCAGTTTTCAATTTCTTCATCTATTTTTTCACATATATAATTATAAGCTTCATGTTCATTAAGATCTGTGTTATCTTTTAACTGAAGTAATCCATCATCAATAGAAACTTTCCTAACTTTATACTTTGCGTTGTAATATAAGTAATAAGTAGTGCGTAAAGTAAAATACATATAACCCCTGCGAATAATACCATTTTCAATAACCTTTTCTGGTTTAGCATATTTATATAATATTAAATAACTTTCTTGTACAATATCTTCTGCATAATCATATTCGCCAAAACCGTTTACTATTCTGATCCATTCTTTATGCTGCTTGGCCACTATTCCAAGCCAGTCTGCTGTTCCCATTTCACTGTAACATTTATAAACCCTATTAAACACTGTAAAGTGTATTCATCAAATCCATCATCATATTGTTCTTTGTGAAATAATGCTCCAATCATAAAACCTTTTATTAATGCAATATAAATATCAGCATTATTAAACTGTCCGATCATCAGAAAAAATGTTGTTATTATTAATAATATTATTAGTATTGTCAAAATAGTAATTCTTTTTTTTGTTTATCTAAAAGGTCTTTATCCATAAAGGTAAAACCTATGTTGTTTTTTTCCATCCTTAATTTAATTGGCTCATCAAACGGTGTGCATCTTCCTCCTGTTTCCATCTCTTTAATTTTTAAAACAAATAAATTTGAATAGATCCATCAGTTGGATGAGAAGTATACCTATGTATACAAATCAAATCGTCACAGCGGTTTCCCCACTTTCCTCCTCCTTCAACACTAGCCATACTTAAAGGCATAGCTAAACCTTCATACTCGTGTCCTTTTGGATGTGATCTACGTAAAGCTTCTGTTACACCATGAGCATTTAAATATAATGTAATGTTGTTTTTTTTAGCAAACAATCTAAATTCTGTGCTAACTTGATAATCGTATTCGTGACCTCCTACTTCTTTATATAGTTGTTTGTCTTTTACTAAAGAGTTGTATGGATCTATAAGTATTGCATCATAGTTCCAAGCTCCTTTAATTGCTTTTGCTTCTTCTAATAATTGTTTATATGTGTATAGCTCTTCAACATCTATTATCTTAAAATATTGATCAGACCATTCTAGTGCGTCTTTTATCTCTGCATCTTCTGCCTTTGTGATAGGCTTACGCATTTTAAACTCTACTATTTTTCTTTGAATTGATTGAGGTGTGTTTTCTGAAGACCAGATTAAAAACCTCTTTTTGTGTTTAAGAGCCCATATGACGAATAAATACATTATAACAGTTGTTTTGCCAACATTTGCATGACCAATTAATAAATTAAAGTTGCCCTGTTTATAACGTAAGTACTCGTCTATATCTGGTACTCCTATTTTTAAACCTTCCTTTACTCTTCCGTGTTTAATATCTAGTAACTTTTTAAATATATTAGAAGAGCTAACTATCATTTTAGAATGGAAGATTATCGTTTACGTCAGGCATTTGTGCATTTGATGTTGTTTCTGCAACAGCACTAACCACTTTCCATCCCGTAACGTTTATGTAGTATTTACCTTTGTATTCGTTAGATCTTAAATTAATACCTAGATTAATTGTTTGACCAACTTTTAAGTCATTTACCAAATCTATTTTATCATTTAAAAATTCAACTGGTATTGTTTGCGGATATTTACTTTGTGTTTCAACTAATACAGTTTTTTTCTTTAACTGCTTAATAGTTTCTAAATCTCCTATTGATTTAATTGTACCTAATAATTCCATTATTATTTTTTATTAATATTATATAACATTTTATAGTCCTCTGATGTTGGTAACAGATTCTTCTCGAAGTAAAGATACTTTCCTATTAAACTAATGTCTCCTAGTATTTGTTGTTTCTCTTTATCGGTAGCAGCTCTCCAAACTGGATTAAGTGCTATTTCGGTAGCTCTATCTACAGCTCCTTGTTTACTTATAGAATCTTGTGTTTGTGTGATTCTAGTTGTTTTTGTCTTTGTCATTTGTAAAAAATTTATCTATTATTAGTTGTTTATCTTGTTTACTTAAAAAGTCAGCTTGTAGTATTTCAAATAAAGAAGTTCTTAATTTATCTATTTCTTCTTGCTTTTGTTTAAGTAAATTAATGTAATGCATTTCAATCATATTATAAAGTTAAACAAAATAATTTAATATTATAATAAAATGTTAATAAATATAACCCAAAAAAAAAGAGGGAACTTAATCCCTCCTTTAAACAAAGAACAATAAAAACTAGAAAAATTTACGAATGAAAAGAAAATTGTTTTATTCTATCATTATAATCGTCAATCATTTCTTTAATTTCTACATCAGTAAACTTAACAATTAATCTACTCTTATCATATAATTCTTTCGACAAGTTTTCACCAATATATAAACTAAACTTATATTGTTCGCCATATCGAAACACATTGCACGCCACACATTGGGCATGTACATTCTCTTCATCCCATCTAGTAGAGTAGTGTTTTCTAGATATAAAATGTCCTGCCTGTATTTTAGTCCAATGATGTACTTCTCCACATGTAGAACATCTACAATATCCTTCTGGATCAGAATCACGAAGTCTAATATATTTAGAAAATATAGTATCTAGTCTTTTTATTAAGTTCTTTCTTGAGGGTTTTCTAGGCATTTTATTAGTCCATACTTTTTATTAAAATCTTTCCAGACTCTGCGTCTATCTCTCCTATTTTTTTATAGATGTATTTAGAATTAGCTTTTACTTCTTTCTTTTCTGATTTTGTAGAATCAGCTCCAAGATTAGTATATTGTATTGCATCAAGCTTTAACAGTTCATCTGATCTGTCTTTTACAGTTAAATTAAAATCATTTATAATTTTATCAGCTAATCTTCTTATATCATCCATATTTAAATATTAATTTATTAATTTATTAAAAAATTGTTTTACATTATTTACCACTAACCCACCAAAGTTATTCACTTTTTTTTTAAAAGTAAATAGGTAAGTTAATTTTGTTTTAAACAGTAAATGTTAATACTCTTCTCTCTAGCTTTATTCTGTATAGGATTAGCTATACTTCTATACCTCTTTTAACGAGCTCTTTAACAATTAAATGTTTTTTTCTGCTATATATAGAATTACTATACATTGCCTTTAATTCTTGTGTTTTTAAACTACACGGTGGATAGTGTCTCCAAGTGTATTGTTTGCCAATTATCTTACCTCTTGCATCTCTTTTATATTCTTTTGTTGATGGCTTAAGTTTAATTGACATCTTATGTTGCTTTTAATTTGTTTTGTTGTTTAGTTTTTCAAACGTTCTCATTCCTCCAAGTCCCAACATACCAATTAATACTGTCATTAAATGCTCCATTTGTAAAGCTGGTGGAACTGAATCTTGACCTAAAAACCATATAAGTAAATCTCTTAATACAAAGTTATAAGCCAACGCCACACCACACACCCATCCAATAAATGGTCTCCATCCGCTTACAAAAATATTTCTGTGCTGTGCTTCTACTTTGTTAATTTCTGATTGTAGTTCAATAAGTTTTTGAGGATCTATTTCTTTACCTTTAATTAGCTCTCTAATCTCTAGACCTAATCCAGATACATTATTATTTTTAAATCCTAATAAGTTTTTTAATAATTTAAGCATATGTCCAAATTACTTTTTGTGTTTTTGTAGGATCTACATCTACGTGAATAAATGATTTAGCTACTCCAATCCTAGTGAATCCAGCCTTAAATAACGCTGATAGTATCTCATATCTGTAGGTAGAGGATGGTGCATGTATGTCGGCTGCGAATCCCCGTAAGTGTGATGAGTTCTCTGTTCCTCCCACTTTTTCATTATGTTGTTCAGTTCTGAATCCTGAATTAATTCTGAATGGTATTCCTGCAATTTGACGTGCATGGTTGAGCATGCGGAGAAAAGTTGCATCCATATTACGACCACTATCAGGAAAGTCAGGCGAGTCAAATTCACTATATTTAAAATAAGATTTCATTAAACATAAATTACATCTTTAATTTACCAAGCCATTTGTTCCAGCCTTTAGAAACCGCAATATTAAATTTCTCTAATTTATTTGCTATGTATCTTAATATTCTTACCATAATTTATTTTTTATCGTATTTATCTAAAAGTTGTATTGTCTTAATTACTGTATAAACCAACGTTGCTATTATTAGAAGTGCTTGTAGTGCTTCGTTTATTTGTGACATACTTACTACATAAACTCCTATTCCTATTAATGTTGGTTTAAATCCTTCCATTTTAATTTATTTTTATTGCCATATATATATAAGTGCTTCCACTTCTGTTCATTCCGTGA